GAAGTCTACGTTTACTGCGTTAGAAGCGTTAGCAAGCAAGTAGTATTGCTCTGGCTTCAAGAAGCAGAAACGACCTTCAGATGGAACGTAAGCATCATCTAGAGCTTCAGCAGCATCAAAGATTGCACCAATTAAGGCAGTCGCATTGCTGTTTGAAGTTGCAGCAGTGATGATAGTACCTGAAGCGTAGCTTGTATCACCTACGTTAGCAGATGCAGCAGCAGCTTGAGCCATAGTCTGTAGAACGTGCTTGTCCATTTGGAAAGCAAGCGCACGGCCCATCTCAGATGAATAAACTGAACGCACATCATAGTGGTTCTTAGCTTCTTCAATGTTAGAGATGAAGTGACTAGACAATAGAAGGTCATTAATAGTAATAACTTTCTCGTTGTGGTTGATGTCTGTACCAGTGATTTCAGCACCAGGCGTGTGATACGCTGCGCTTGAACGACCCATTACTGGGAACTGTGCAGACTTACCGTTAGCAATGGTGCGAACCATTTGCTTGTCAGCAGTTACTGTAGCTTGCTCAAAAGAAGTGAGAACTTCGCCAGAGAACTGTTTTAGGAACAAAGCATCAGCCGTTCCTGCGTTGTTTACCAGGCCGATGCCTGATGGGTTTGCATTACTCATTGTAATATCCTTTAAAATAAATTAAGTTAGTAAATTAATAACATGTAATTCGCTAATCCTTACTTTACTGGAAAGGGTGTTCTCCGCAGAGAGCCTCACTGTTTTTTGGGGATGTATTGAATTGATTAACAGCCTTGGTAGGCTGGTTAAAATGTGCTTCTACCTAGCTTCTTCTCGACAGCTTGACGGAAAGCGGGGTCTTTCTTGTACTCAGCAGTTCCCATATCCTTGGTAACTTGCGCCCAACTATCATAGGTATCCACAGAGGCAGAGGCTTTACCACTCAATAATGAGGGTTCATAACCACCGTTATCCCTGTATCTTGATACCATTCCATCAATAGCTAGTCGTGCTTGAGATGTGTTACCTGAAGTGATTGCACCATTAAAGGCATCAATTTCACTGTCAGGTAGGTTGTCGGTTGCCCATTCGGTCATACTTTTGTAAGACTCTTCACCACCCGCAAAACCAAATAATTCATTAGTATATTGGGTAGCTCTAGCCTGTTGGCCATCGACATAAGAATCCACCATTTCCTTGGGGATACCTTTATCCTGTAGGTCTTTATAAGTCTGTTCAGAGAGTGTGCCTGTTTCTGCGAACTCTTCTTCCATTGAACTGAAATCTAAACCTGCATTTTCTACAGCTTGTTTAGCAGCCTCTCCTTCAGCTTCACTAGTTTCTGGCGTTTCCACATCACTAGGCGTTGCTTCTTGAGTTTGAGCTGCTTCTTGACGAGACTGAGTGTACTGTTTTTCCAGCTCACCATATGCTTTAGAAAGGTCTTCAGGAGAATTAAACTTCTCTGGTAACCATTCTGGACGAGACTCTTGAGTTTGCTCCACTGGAGCTTCAGAACCTGTAACATTTCCTTCTACCTGTATTGTATCAACCATTGCTTGAACCCCTCTGAATTATATTGCCTCTAGCGTTTCTATACTTTACGCCTAATTCAGCATTCTCCATTCCAGGCCACATAGGATACTCAACCTTCTTTTCCTTTTTAGGTTCAGCTTCCTTCGGGTTATCTTTCTTTAAAGTCATCTTGGGTGTTTTTGTCATCTATTGTACCTGTTGTTGCTGATTGCCTTTCACAACTTCCTTCATCACACCAGGGGCAGCATCTTTGACAGCCTCCTGCATCATCTGGTTTTGCTGTGCTTGTTGTTGTGCTTGCATCTCAGCTTGTAGTTCCTGTTCAGTCTTAATCAAGCCTGTCGTATCAATGCCGTGCCCTGTAGCTAATCTAGTTACTAAGTCATCAAAGTTGACACGTTGTATTGTCTCAGGACTAACCTGAGCCAGTTGTACGAGGTCTTGGATATAAGTGCGTAGTTTGTTTAAGTCGTTTCCTCTGCCAAGTGCTTCCACACCAGTAACAATAACTGGAGTGACAGTGCCTTTAGGTAGCTTAGGAATCTTCTTAGTTGCAGACATTCTCTTCATTAACACATTCACGAGAGGAAGTTGCATCTCTTGGCTCAGTACAGAGTAGACACCACCTAATGCGGATTCTAACTCTTGAGCCATAAAGCGTATCTCTTCAGCAGTTACTCTCTCAGCATTGCGCTGTATCGCTGTGTTTAAGAGAAACGCATAGGCGAGTCTTTCTTCGATGCGCTGAACGGTATCAAATACCACACGCATATCATGGTGCTTTTCGGTCTGTAGTACCTTAACATCGTTAGGGTCACCAAGTATTACATCACCATTCTGTGACTGAGCTAAGTCAGTTCTACGGACACTTGCATTAGGGCGCACCATAAACACAAGTTTAGCACTAGCTGCTGCGGAGCTAACCAATGCTTCCATCAATCCCTCAAGGGACTTCAGGTCTCCTAGATACTCTTCCACGAAAGAGCGACCATAGTCTTCGCCATCAAGGTGTACCATGCGTAGCGCAAGCCACGGCATTAGGTCTTTGGAATACTTACCCTCAGAGCCTGGGACTACTTGACCTTCAACTTCTTGATAAACTTCATAAACATCTGAGCTTACTCTGTATACCTTTGTATATAACTTAAGGTCTTCATCACCTGAGTAGTCAATACCTTCAATACCATCTGGTAAAGCTCTAGGTGACACAGCCTCTTCTAATAATACTTCTAGCAGTTCCCCGTCAGGCGCACGTTTTACAACATAGCTCGACATAGGGAAGACACGCAGCCCTCCTTTCTTTGGGAGGTGTACTAACACGTTACCGCTAACAATCAAATGCTTGAGTGCTTCAAAGAAGTTAACCCTTAAGGCTCTGTTCTCAATCTCACTCATTACTTCTCTTTCAATACTGGCTAGGCCTTGTTCAATCTCAGCCCGTAAGTCACCCTCACCATCAAGCTCTTGCTTAGTCTTAGTGTCCATCGCTAGACGGAAGAAAGGCGCATTAGGCGGGAGGAGTAAAAGCATTAGCTTGGAAGCTAGGTTGTTCACCCCTCTAGCCCCAATACTTTGGAAAGGTTGATAAAGGTCTGTACTAGAACTAAATCCTTCAGGAGTTATCAGAGAAGGAAGTGTTAGTTCGGCACACTCCCTAGCTCTATCGAGATAAATCTCCCTGTCTGCTGATAATTTATGATACCGCTTTGAGCAGGAAGTACCTTCTAACATACATTACTCCTATTAGATTATATGTTGACACCTAAACCGCCACCGCCAACACCACCTACAGATGTATAGCCTCCAGCTCTTTTCTTGACCTTCATGTTCTCAAGACGGCTACCGCCTTTAGTTCGGGTCTTTTGAGCATCGTTACGCATCATAATTGGTACAGCTTCTAGTTCAGCTAACTCACGCTCACGCTTCTTCTCAATCTCTAATGCCCGCTTTTCAGCAACATCTTGAGCAGCTTGACGTTCAGCAAGTTCCTTTTCGTATCTATCTTTGTTAGCCTGAAACTCTGCACTGTTTTGCTGTTGCGTGGCAGTGAACTGTTCTTGCTGTGCTAGAAACTGTGATTCGCGCTGGGCAAACTCTGCATCACTAGCTGCGGTTGTAGCAGCAAACTGTTCGTCACGCTCAATTCGCATAAGTTCAGCAGCTTTCTTTTCTTGCTCGAACTGAAGGTTATTAGCTGCCATTTGTTCGTCAAACTGGAGGCGTTGTTGAGCAGCTTGTTCTTGTGCGGCTTTCTGCTGCTTTTGCATAGCGCGTTCTTGTTTATCACTTTGGTTTTTGGCAATAATTGCGGAGCCAGCCACGCCTATTAAGGCTCCTGCTATAGCGGGTGGACACATAATAATTCCTCTGGTTTAGTTAGGGTCATCTTCCCGTCTTTTCAACTCTAACAGCCATTGGACTACAGACCTTTGACCAGCCTTATACCACACTTCTCTGTCAGACCATTCAAGTCGTGCTGACTCTTCAGGAAAGACATCTTCAAGCATGTCTAAAAGCTGGTGTCCGTGGACGGGGATTGCTTCTATTTGTTTTTTAGTAGACATTTTAAGTCCTCTTATATGGTGGGTATTAATCCTGCTCTTCCCGTTCCAGAAACTTCTCCAGGTTAGCCATTGCTCTCCACGCCACCTGCGCCCAGTCTTCATCTAGGATGTGGCGCATCATGGCATCTAACTCATCACCTGATTTAGCCCTGTCCCAATGTAATGTCTGGGGTGTTTGCCCGTGTTGAATACCCCCAATCATAGATACTCTCGATACCTCTGTAATAGCTCTGGGAAAGTATTTAACAAAACCTGTGTAAGCGGGGATAGTTTTCCTAGTCTGTGCATGTGTAGGTAACTTGAACTTCTTTACAGGTTGGTAATCTTTAGGTTTTTCTTTATTAGCGGGAATACTGTTCGCAGCCTTTGCTGCTGTGCTTTTCCAATCACTTTTCATCTTGTCCCACTGTGCTGGTGTAATATCATCTATGGAGTCCATAATATTGGTTCCTGTGTTTTAGTGTTGTAATCAGATGCTCTAAGTATTCTAGCTAATCTAGCTTGTACTAAGGCTTCCTCTTCAGTTTGTCCTGCCTTCTCATAGGCTTTGACTACAGCTTCCCATGTAGGGTCTTTGCTTAGGATGTCAGTGGCTCTCTTGTCACCAATACCTTTACAACCTTTGTAGCCATCAGTGGCATCACCCACTAGGGTTTGGTATAGATGGTAGTAGTCTGCATACTCCTCAGAAATATCTTCCATCTCTGCTGCTCTCCATAGCAAACCTGGTATTGTCTTCATGTCCTTGTCTTCAGAAACAATTACTGTCTCTTCATACTTACCAGACGTAGCGAGTATGCCCATCACATCAT